AATAAAATTTAAATTGGAAATAAAATTAGATTATTCTTTAACTTCCCCAGAAGAGCGAAATGAACTAGTTAAGAAGATCATAGAGCAAACTCCCCCCGAACAACTTAATAGTAAATATTTAACAATTTTAGCAGACTATATAGTCTTTGCAATGGATAAACAAGAAAGACAACAAAAGAAAATATTAACAACCAATAGAATGATTACAGTTAACAAAAGAGAAACTTCTTTTCAAGGATTAATGGAACAATTTGAGAATGGGGAAGATGGCATCTATAACATGATAGCTAATGATAAAAATATCATATTCATGCCAAAGATGACCATTACTCAAGAAGATATAGATGAAATTCCAGAGCTGCGGGAACTGCGCGCATCAATAGACGAGGTAGAGGAGCAGATGAAGACCGCAACTGGAAAAAAGAAATTTTTATTAAAAAAGCAGCTCATAGAAATGCACCAAGATCAATACGTAATTAGGAGCGCTTACCGCAAGCCAGTATTCATGGTCAATGTAACCAAAAGCTTTTCTCAGCTATCTTTAGATGAGACAATAACCATTGATGAAGATGGCGCCGTGTCTAGTAATGGAATAATTTCATTATTTAACCCCAAGCACGTTTCCGCATTATTATGCAATTATTCTCAACTAAAAGAAGATGCATATGGAAAATTTTGGAGTGACTCTTATTATTTAATGGAAGATTTAGACAATCTCATAGAAAAAACCTTAAAAAGTGCATACCCCCTCTATTATGACCTCTTGATCTATAAAATAGATGGAAAGCAAAATACAGAAATTCAAAATCTTCTTTTCTTAAAACATCATATTAAATATTCCATTGAATATATTAGTTGCTTATGGCGGAAAAAGATTCCTAAGTTACTTGCGGAAAGGGCGCAAGAGGATTACCTTATCTGGTACTATACCAACAAAGAACGCGGCAAGTGGAAGAAATGCGGGCGGTGCGGAGAAATTAAATTAGCGCATAGCCGCTTCTTTAGTAAAAACAGTACTAACGGCGATGGTTGGTATAGTATATGCAAGAGCTGCCGCAACAAAAAGAAGGAGGAATCCTTATGAGTGAAACCTGTCAAAAATGCGGAAAGACAATGGATGATAAAGAGTTCTACACTTACCGAGATGGTTCAAAAACAGAGCTTTGCAAAAAATGTCTAACAATGCACGTTGACAACTTTGATGAATCCACTTTTGTCTGGATATTAGAGAAATTAGATATTCCTTATGTTCCAGAAGAGTGGAATGTACTGCGGGATCGCGCATTCGCGAAAGACCCAGCTAAAATGACGGGGATGTCAGTTTTAGGTAGATATATATCCAAAATGCGGCTAAAGCAATGGAAAGAATATACCTGGGCGGATAGCGAAAAATTATGTAATCTTAATGCGGAAAAGCGCGAAGCCGCAAAGAAAGCACAAGAATTACAAGAGGCGAAAGTAAAGCAATTGTATGAAGAGGGGGAAGTATCAGAAGCTGAATATAAAACTCTCACTTCAGTACCTACACAGATTGCGGAAACCCCGCCTAGTAGCGGAATTGACCCAGTTTCCGCAACATTCTATAATGAAGACAATTACATGAAAGAAGAAGATCTCCCAGACCCAGGGGCGGATTTAACTCAGGATGATAAGTTGTATCTTGCTATGAAATGGGGGCGGCTTTATAAGCCTAATCAATGGATTGCTCTTGAAAAACATTATAATGAAATGATTAATTCCTTTGATATACAAGATGCAGATACTACTAACACTCTTATACTCTTGTGTAAAACTTATCTCAAAATGAATGAAGCTATTGATGTTGGAGATTTTGAAACATATCAAAAGCTTTCAAGAGTTTATGATTCAATGCGGAAATCCGCTAAATTCACCGCCGCCCAAAATAAGGAACAAAAAGGTGACTTTGTTGATTCCATTGGAGCTATGGTTGCCTATTGTGAAAAAGAGGGCGGTCAAATTCCCAAATTTGAAATAAAAGCAGAAGCAGATGTAATTGATACAATTATCAATGATAATAAGCAGTATTATAAATCTCTTATTTATCAAGATACTGCTTTAGCAAAACAAATTGAAGATTATATTAAAAAGCGTGAAATCTTAGCGGACATGGAGAAAAAGGAAAAAGATTCAACTTATGTTCTTTCAGATGAAGATATGGAAGAAAACTTCTATAGAATTCAAGAGGAAAAAGAACAAGATCAAAAAATGTTAGAAGGAGAAGAAGAATGAGTTTACAAAACTTATTAGAATTATCTACTTCTCGAACCCAGAAACAAGGACTTTCAGAAGAGCGGTTAAAGGCGCAATTAGATAATTTGCGAACCTTAACTGCTTTCTTTAGAGAATACCCAGACTTATTTGTTGATTTTATGAAGGGCGAAGATAGTACATTTCAGTTCTATACTTATCAGCGGGCTTTCCTTAGAATCGCAATGAGGCACCGGTATGTGTACGCAACATTTCCGCGCGCATATTCAAAATCATTTCTTTCTATGATGGTACTTATGCTTAGATGCATCCTGTATCCAAACTCACATTTGTTTGTGACTACGGGCGGCAAAGAGCTGATCTAGGTTTACTCTGCCTTATTGTAAAGTAAGGAAAAATAAAGCTTTTGAATTGCTGGAATCTCCTAAAGTTTTAGATGCTACAGCATAATAAAAAATTATTCTAAATTATAAGTGCGAATGTTGCGGAAACGCAGAAAAAAATCTAAAAATGTTATATGGTGAAAACCTAAGTAATATATAATGGACAATCAGCAGCTAAGATGAGTTGAATATGTTATATACTCATAAAGTTCAACGACCATCCAGAAATGGAGTAGACTCAAGCGAGTCGAAGTGGAAGCTATCCTTTTGTAAGGATAAAGATATGGTCTTATCTATGGGGAAACTCATAGCATCGTATTAAGCGATGGTTAAGAAGTAGCGATTCTTAATTAAAATTTTGAAGCGGCAAGTATCACCATAGCCAAGATAGAAGAAATATGTAGATTACTTCCTTGTTTATCAAATGAAATAAATTGGGATAGAGGAGTTTCTACTAAATCAAAAGATAATGTAAAATATACTTTTAAAAATGGGTCAGTTATTGATATTTTAGCGGCGAAGGAATCCTCCAGAGGTCAACGTAGAACGGGTAGAAAAATTTTTACTATGTTGTCATCATTGGGGATAAACTCTAATGTAATTAATAAAAAAGTTATTTAGATATAATTGGGGTTTATGAAAAAGAGCATTCTTCCAATTAAACATTAAACTGCCCGTTTAAAATCGCGGAATTAAGCTGGAACCCTGAGATGGGAATCAGAACCGAAGGCTATAGAAACTATAGTCAGGGGCAACGCATAGCGGGTGAAAAGATATAATCTCGCCACGAGGCCGCGACATCTACTATAGATGAAAAGATATGCTGAACTTACAAGAAAAAAATTGTAAGAACTAAAGAATAAAAAATCTTTAGGGTAACAAATTGGGTTTAATGGAAGAGTGTGTACTGATAGATCAGACTGCACTTAATGAAATAGTGATCCCTAGACTTGAACGGTTGTGGGGCCTGGTAGTGTGAATTACCAGTGAAAGAACGGTGTGAACTCCTATGCCAGGAGGTGTAATAGAAATATTGCTAACGGTTAGGCTAAAGTGAGACCGTGCCAAGCTCGAAAGAGAAGGTGTAGAGACTATTCAGAATAGAAATACAACTGATTAGGATTGAGATGGCTGCAATCCGAAGCGCACCGCAACTTTTGGACAAAAATGTATAATTATCTAACTGTTATTTTTATTATAAGTATACAAGGTGTGTATATACCGGTATATACACAGTTTAATATAAAAAGGAGATAATTATATGTGGAAAAAAATCATTTATGATAATATTGAAACTAATTATAGTGTTTCTGATGATGGAAGAGTAAAAAATGATGCAACTAATAAAGAGTTAAGTTTAAGGACTCAGCAAGGATATAAGCACGTTACTTTAACGATACAAGGAAAGGCAAAATCTTGTAGAGTTCATAGACTAGTTGCAACTGCTTTTATTCCAAATATAGATAATAAACCTTATGTAAATCATATTGACTGTAATAGAAGTAATAATTGTGTAAAAAATTTAGAATGGGTTACCCCTTCAGAAAATAGTCAAAAGGCTGTTCAAGAGGGAAGATGGAGTAATAGTTCAAAATTAAAAGCGGTAGTTCAATATTCTCTTGGCGGAGAAAAGATGCGAACTTTTGAAAGTGCTTCAGAGGCAGCTCGGCAATTAAATTTATTGCAAGAGAAAATTACAGAATGCTGCAAAGGTACTAGACGAAGAACCGGAGAATTTCAATGGAGATATGCAGATGAAGAACACAAAAGCTTACCTCCAATAGAGAAGTTAAATCGTCCAGGAATGAAAGTAGCTAGATGCGATGATGATTTAAATGTGTTACAGGTTTATGATTCTTATAAAGAAGCTGCTAGAGATGTACAAGGTACATATCAAGCTATTGCTTCTATATGTGCAGGGACTACAGTAAATATTCATCATAAAGGTTGGAGATGGAAGAAAGTTGATGATATAGTCCAATCTAAAGATTGACAACTAACGTCGATAGGCAACTGCCTGATGGATCCAGACACCGCGAAGAAGTAGTGAATCAGAGCCAGATCTACATTAATTTTTTGGACAAAAGTTTATAAATATGTGTATATAAACGAAGAACAAAAACAACAATTAGTGTCATTATTGAGTAATCAATAATAGTAAACCTCTTGAATTGCTGGAAAGCCCTAACGTAAAGTCGAGGGTAATCAGCAGCTAAGCCTTTTAATAAAAAGGAAAGTTCAACGACTAGTCGCAAGACGTACATTCAAGTGAATGGAAGTGGGAGGCTCCTGTTAAAATTAACAGGATGAAGATATAGTCTACTCTTATAAGAAATTATAAGCAGTTCATAAGAGAACGCATATAGAGTAACGAACTATATGGAATATTAAGGAACTACAGCCGGCTTCAAAAATAGCTTTGCGTATGATAAACAAATTGAGCTATTGATTCAATCGGTAATAGATCCAGACTCTACAATGATTATAGGCGGAACATATGAAACGCCAGTATGTGAAGGATTATTAAGTAAAGATTTTGTAAACCAACTTAAAGCGCAAGGTACTTTTAATGAGGAATCCTTTAATCGAGAATATCGCAGTCAGTGGACTGGAGACGTTGAGAATGCATTCTTCTCTTCTGAACAGTTTGATCGGCACCGCGTATTACTTCAACCAGAGTACGAATATAGCGGAAGAAGCAATAAAAATGCTTATTATGTATTAGGGGTTGATGTTGGTAGAACTGCGTGTACCACTGAAGTATGTGTATTCAAAGTAACCCCGCAGCCGCAGGGTACTAACTTAAAGACTCTTGTTAATATATACACTTATGATGCAGAACATTTTGAAGCACAAGCTATTAATTTAAAAAAATTGTATTATAAATATAAAGCGCGAAGCTTGGCCATAGATGCTAACGGCCTAGGTATAGGCCTCATCGACTTCATGACTGTGTCGCAAATAGACCCAGAAACAGGAGACTACTTCCCGCCATTTGGAGTAGAAGATGGCACTTTCGTAGAAGCAACAGAACAATATAAAAAAGTGCGGGGCGGAGATGTAGAGGAAAATGCAATGTATTTAATTAAGGCTAATGCCCCCATTAATACAGAGGCATATTCTTATGCGCAGACTCAAATGTCTAATGGAAAAATTAAGTTTTTATTGGATGAAGCTTCCGCAAAATTAAAATTAATGGCTACTAAATCAGGGCAAGCTATGGATGTAGATAAAAGAAATGAATACTTAATGCCTTTTGTTCAAACTTCAATTCTTAAAGAACAAGCTATGAATTTGGTAGAACAGAATGAAGGCACCAATATTATTCTTAAGCAGGCTTCCCGCGGAATTAAAAAAGATAAATTTTCTGCGTTTATTTATGGTCTTTTGTATATTAAGCGGCAAGAAGATGTAGCGAAGAAAAAGAAAAAAAGAAATATTTCAGATTTTATGTTTTTTAGCTAAAACCATGGGCAAAAGTAAAAAAACGATTTGGGGTTTTCTTAAAATATTAATGTAATTAATAAGGAGGCAGGAATGAGAGCTAGTAGAGGTGAAATCAAGATTGAAGAAATTTTAACCGAAGCAGGTTTAAAATTTAAAGAAGAATATAGTTTTCCAGATTTAGTAAGCTTTAGCAATAGACCTCTTAGATTTGATTTTGCTGTCTTTGATGACAATAATGATTTAGATTTTTTAATAGAATATCAAGGAATTCAGCATTATGAAGCCAAGAGTAAATTTGGCGGAATAGCTGGATTGCAAAAACAGCAGTATAATGATATGCAAAAAAGAATTTATTGCAAAAAACATAACATCACTCTTGTTCTTATTCCCTATTGGGATGAAGCAAGAGTAAATTATGATTATATCATGAAAGCTGCAGGATATTAAGAATAAGGTTGACAAAGTTCTAAATTTTTGGTATAATATGTAATAGAAAGGTTGGGTATTTATCTTGATTAATAGAGTAGAAGAAATTAAGAAAAAAGGTTTTAATATGAATTCCAATGTTTCCTCTATTGTAGAAGATGACTTATATTCAACCCCTCATGAATCAGTTGATTTTTCTAAGATAAGAATTGGAACTAAATCTCTAGAAAATGCGGTTTTGGATGAAGGCAATTATAGAAAACTTAATCCAAAATATGGTAATAAGGCGGAAGTGCTTAAAGCTATTATGAATAGCGATTATGAAAGCATGAGAGATATATCAAATTTTTATTATAAAACTAGCGGTATTTACTCACGTTTATGCCGCTATATTGCTTATCTATATAGATATGATTGGTATGTAACTCCTTATATAAATACTGATAATGCCAATCAAGAAAAAGTATTAGATGGCTTTAATAAAGTTTTGACATATCTTGATAACTCTGAATTAAAAAAGCTCTTGGGGGAAATCGCCCTAAAGGTGGTTAAGGACGGTTGTTATTATGGATATTTAACACCGCAGCCTGATAGAGCAGTAATTCAAGAGTTGCCGCCTAAATATTGCCGATCTAGATTTTCAGTAAATAATCGCCCAACAGTAGAATTTAATATGAAGTTTTTTGATGATACATTTAAAGATACTAGTCAAAAAATGAGAATGTTAAATTTATTTCCTCCTGAATTTAAAAAAGGATATATCCTTTATAAAGAAGGTAAGCTCAAGCCTGATTTTCAGGGAGACACAGAAGGTTGGTATTTATTAGATACTGAAAATTGTATAAAATTTAACTTGAATGATAATGATTATCCTGCATTTATATCTGTAATTCCCGCAATTATTGATTTGGATGAAGCGCAAGCTCTTGACAGAAAAAAGATGCAGCAGCAATTATTAAAAATTATTATTCAAAAAATGCCTTTAGATAAGAATGGCGATTTAGTTTTTGACGTTGATGAAGCACAAGCTTTACATAATAATGCGGTTAAAATGCTACAGAATGCGTTAGGTATTGATGTATTAACTACTTTTGCTGATGTTGATGTTGCGGATATGGCAGATAATACTACTACTACATCAACAGATGAATTGTCAAAAGTAGAAAGAACTGTATATAATGAAGCTGGTGTCTCTCAGATGCAATTCAATACTGATGGTAATATTGCTCTTCAGAAATCTATTCTAAATGATGCTGCTCATATGTATACACTATTGTTACAATTTGAATCATTTTTAAATGATTTGATTAAACCCTTTAATAAGAATCCTAAGAAATTCTATTATAGAGTTCAATTTTTAACAACAACAATAGATAATTATACTGATATGTCTAAGATGTATAAAGAGCAGACTCAATTGGGATATTCTAAGATGCTGCCTCAGATCGCATTGGGTCATAGTCAAAGTTCTATTCTTGCAAATGCCCATTTTGAGAATGAAGTTCTTAATTTGGTTAATGTCTTCATTCCGCCAATGAGTAGTAATACTATGAATGCGGAAGCTCTTGCTCAAACGAGCAATGGAGAGGCGGGTAGAACTGAAAAACCCGATGATGAAAAAAGCGAAAAAACTATTCAGAATAGAGAATCAATGAGTTAATGGGAGGAAATGATTGATGTCAAGAATGAGTGTTGCCACAATAGATAGCCCAGAGTTCATCAATCTTCAACCTTTAGATATTAACCCTGGCCTTAGCTCTTGTGAAATAAAAGTTCTATATATAGGTCAAAATAGAAATAGAAGTTTTATAACAAAAGAAGTTGCCTCGGAAATGGCTAAAACATTGCGGGGCGCGCCTATCGTGGGTTGGTATAGAGAAGAAAAACAAGACTTTGGTGATCATGGAGATAGAGTCATCTTGGATGAAGATGGTATTAAGTTTGAATGTATGACAAAACCTTATGGTTTTGTTTCTCCTAATGCTGAAGTATGGTTTCAAAATTTTGAAGACACAGATGAGTTTGGAAATAAAGTTGTTCGAGAATACTTAATGACTACTGGTTATTTATGGACTGGCCAATACGAAGAAGCTAAGCTAGCTATTGAGGGGAATGGACGCCCGCAGTCAATGGAATTAGATGGTGAAACTTTAGATGGAAAATGGTCAGAAGATTTAAAAACTGGTATAGAATTTTTCATAATAAATGACGCAGTATTTTCAAAGTTATGTATTTTGGGCGAAGATGTAGAACCCTGTTTTGAAGGGGCTAATGTTACTAAACCTGAAGTAAGTAAAACATTTACTAAGATGGATGATAATTTTAAAAATACTTTATTTACTATGATGCAAGATTTAAAATTTGCATTACAAGGAGGGCAGACAATGGCTGAAGTAATTGTTGAAAATCAGGACAAATTTGAACAAGTTGTTGCTGATGAAAATCAAGAAGTTACAGAAGATTCATCTTTAGATTTCAAGAAAGAGGAAGAAGAAGATGAAAAAGAGACCTCTGATAATAGCGAAGAAGTTGAAGAAGAAAAGACTGAAACTAAAGACAAAGATGATGAAGAAAAAGATAAGAAATATGCTTTGTTGGAAGAAAAGTTTAATACTTTAGAACAGAAATATGCTGCTATGGAACAAGAGTATCAGAATCTCTTAACTTTTAAAAATAAAATTGACAATGAAAAGAAAGATGCTTTAATTAATAGCTTTTATATGTTGTCTGATGAAGATAAGAAAGAAGTTATTGCTAATAAGGAAAAGTATTCCTTTGATGAAATTGAGGCTAAGCTTTCTGTAATTTGTTTTAGAAAAAAGGTTTCTTTCAATGATGAGTCAGAAGAAAAAGAATATAAAGATTCTTCTATTATGACTTATAATTTAAATTCTACCGAAGAGAGTTACGTGCCAGCTTGGGTACAGGCTTGCCGCTCTACTCAAAACAAACACAATTAAAAATATTTAGGAGGATATATAGATGGCTGCAACAGTTATTAAGAGAATTGGTTATGGCCAAGTTGAGCCTAACCATTTATCTATGCAGAGAACTGGTCAGATTCATGCTCAGTTGCCTGCGGCTAAGGCTATTTCTCAGTTAGAGAATGGTCAGTTTGCCAAGTATGATATTGCTTCTGGCGAAGTTAATTTCACTGGCGCTGGCGAGTGGTATATGGTATTTAATGAAGTAAAATTGTATGGAGAAACTTATAACGAGACCTATAAGGATTATGCTATGAAGAGTGATAATTTTATAGATCATGAAATGGTTCCCCGCTTAGTTAAGATTAATGTTGGTGATATTTATACCACTAACTGTGTTGGTGCGGCAGGCGCTTACCGCAGTGAGTATGCTGGCATTGAATTGAATGAGGGAGACGAATTAACTCCTGATTCCAATGGTTTCTTGAACAAGGCCGAAGATGCGGATTATGTATTGACTGTAGTTAAAGTTTACACGTTGGCAGATGGTCAGCCCGCTGTCAAGGTAATGAGAACGAAATAAGGAGGAGAACAGACATGACTTATAATGAGTTATTAGCATTAGGTAAAATTGTTGTTAATGCGACCCCTTCTGCTCCTACCGCTTACTCTTGGGGCGAAGACAAGTTCAGCTATTCAACATTAAATGAGACGTTTTCTCAGGAATTAAATAAATTACATAAGGAAAATCCTCGTCAGGCGTATCAGTTGATGGAAGAAGTCATCAACGATGTATTGCCTAAGAAGGTACTCGAGCAGTATGGTCAGTTTGCTGATATTAAGACTTTTGCTCAGGGTGACAAGCCTGTATTCAAGCAGAGAATTACAGAGTCTTCTCGTCGGCGCGCTAAGCAGTTTATCACTAAGGTCGGACTTGCTGGTGCTTATGAAGTATTCAAGCTTGATGGTAAGAGCTATGAAGTTCCTACGGCTGCATTTGGTGGAGCTGCCAACATTCCTTATGAGGAATATTTAGATGGCCGCATTCAGATGTCAGATGTACTTGATGTAGTGCTTGATACTTTAGATGAAAAGATTTATCTTGAAATTGAGAAGGCTTTAATTGCTGCTACTGCTAACCTGCAGGCCGCTAATAGTCATGCGGAAGCTGGCTTCAATGAAAAGGCTATGGATAAGCTGTTAGCTGTTGCTGATTCTTATGGTCAGTCAACCATCTATTGCACTTTTGAGTTTGCGGCTACCATGCTTCCTGAAACTGGTTGGGTTTCTGATGAGATGCGCAATGCAAGATGGAACAATGGTTATCTTGGTAACTATAAGGGACATAAGGTAGTTGTGCTGCAGCAGTCTTATGAGGATGAGACCAATGAAGTTAAGGTTATTGATCCTTCTTATGCTTGGATTATTCCTGGCGGAGCTGATAAGCCTGTAAAGGTTGCTTTTGAAGGAACTGCTCATATGAGAGAAACTCAGAATGAAGATTGGTCTACAACCACTCACATTTATCAGAAGGTCGGCGTTGGTGCAATGATTACTAATGATATTTGTGTATATCAGAATACTGATCTGAAGAAGGACTAATTAATAATTCTATTTAAGAGGGTTATTAGACTGGGGATAACTCGCTTATCCCCAGTTTTTTTATACGGAGATAAAAGGAGATAATTTTATGTTGGAAGATAACACTATTATTACTGTTGTAAATAGAAATAATGGAAGCGTTGGATATAGCATTCCAGAGATGAATGGCTTACACAGAAACTTTGCTTCTGGTGAAATTAAGAAACTGCCAATGGAAGAATTGCGGAAGCTCTCTTACCAAGCTGGCGGAGAATATTTATTAAAAAACTATTTAGTTGTTTTTAATGAAGAAGCGGTTTCTGAGCTTATTGGGGATGTAGAGCCAGAGTATTATTATACTGAAGCTGATGTTCAGAACTTATTAGTTAAGGGAACATTAGATCAGCTTGATGATTGCTTAACTTTCGCTCCTACTGGAGTTATTGAATTAATTAAATCTATGGCTGTTAAGATCAAACTTAATGATATGAATAAAAGAGATTTAATTTTTCAAAAGACTGGATTTAATCCTGATAATGCTATTAGAAACAATAAGTATGCAGAAGATGCAGAAAAGAAGGAAGTAGAAGAGAAGAAGGTTCGTAAAGCTTCAGTTCCAGTTCAGGAATCTGCAGAACCCGCTCCTATTCAGAGAAAAACTTCTACTCCAAAGTATAAGGTCATAACCGAAACAAAATAAAACAATAGGAGGTGTATTATGACAAGTATAAACTCAAATAAGACACCTTTCTCTGATGTTTATGATAGCTTTCTATCTAAGATAGTTGATGATATGTATATGGAATTAACAGAATTAGATACATTTAGAATGTTAGAAGAGTTGTTAATTTCAGCAATACACTACTTTGAATTTCCACGAGTCAATCTCAATGATTATGAATTAAGTGAAGTTCTAGATGAGGAAACCTATTGTGGAGTAGAAAGCAACTATCAAGAAGTGAAAGCTATCATTTACAATAGTGGAAATTTTAATGTTTCTTTAACTCCTGAAGAGATAAACATATTATCTACTTATATGGTAGTTGAATGGATGGGTCAACAGTTAGCAAGTGTTGAGAATATGCGCATGAAGTATTCGGGGGCGGATTTCAAATTCACAAGCCAAGCCAACCACATGAGCAAGATTCTAACAATACAGCAAGACTATGAAAGAAAAGGCTTTCATTTACAAAGATTGTATAAACGCAGACTTCAAAATGAAGAAGGCATTATGCAATCAACTATGGGTTCTATAATGGAATCTTATCCAGAAGGAAGGAGATTCCAATCTCATGGTTATAAAATATAATGCTGAAATAAATAATGCGGCAATAGCAAAAGAATTAAAGAGATTAACTAATCTTATTTATAAGTTATTGCCAAGTAGAGAAGAAAATGTTGACTGGGGAAAACCATTAGAAACCATTATTGAAGAGTTAGCGGGAATGGATAGATTGTTAATCGACCAACATGAAATTTTATTTCCTTTATTGAGTAAATTAGAGGGGCTATTCACTCTTACTGAAGTTGATGATTTTGCTCTTTTTAGAAGAACAATATTTGAATGCTTGGGAGCTATGAATACGCTAATAAAAAAATGTCAGGACTAGAAAATTTAAAAGCTAGACTTGAATATCAAGGCGGAATAAATGCGGAAGGTCGAATGCAAGAGGGAAAACTAAGAAGCCTAAAAAAAGCTTTATTATATTCTTATCAAGCAGAAACCGCAATTATTAATGGTAAAATGTTCCGATGCCTTTTAAATTCAGATAAACTTAAAGCGGATTATGATTGTAAAATATTATCTATTCCTTATGAAGATATTTGCTTGGGTGAGTACAATGAAGATGAGGATAAAGTTGCTAGACAGCTTCCTGATGATAAAACTAGTAATTCAATAATACCAACTGGAGTAAAATCTGGTGATGTATTTTTATGGAAAGAAACTAATACTCATTGGATAATATATTTACAACATTTAGAAGAAAACGCTTATTTCAGAGGCGAAGTGTATAAATGTGAAGAAGAACCTGTTATTATTAATGGAAAAAAATATTATGTTTATATACGCGGGCCTATAGAGACTACACTTCAATGGAATCAAAAAAGTAATATATCTTGGAATGATTTAAATTATTCTTTAATTATGTATATTACTAAAAATGATGAAACTTTAGATTACTTTCATAGATTTACCAAAATAAAAGTTGGTAATGATATGTGGGAAGTAAAGGCTGTAGATTCTTACTCGGCAGATGGTATTATTGAAATCGCATTAGGTGAATGGTACAATAATGAGTTTGCGGAAACCCAGGTCGAAGAATCTAATGATTCAGATAAAGATGCCGATGACCAAGCATTGCCGCACATTGAAGGGGCTGCCGCAGTTAAGCCATTTGATACTGTAACTTATACTATTGTTGGTTTACAAGATGAAGATGGCGGAAATTGGTTTATTAGCAATAATAAAAAGGCACGTTTTGTAGATAGAAAAGATAATTCTGTTACTATTGAAATAGTAACTGGAAAAAGTGGAGAATTTGATTTAACTTATAAGAGCAAAGATCAATCTATTACTTTGCCTATTGTAATTGAATCATTATAAGAGATAAAAGGAGTTTTTAGATGAAAAGAGATTTGATTCGTTTACCAGCTCTTCAGTCCTCTTTCCTTTCTTGTGAAAAAGATACTGAATTGATACTGCGTAAACTTTTTGTTGAGAGTCATCCTTATAGTGATGAACTGAAAAGATTATTAGTTATTAGTTCAAAAGATTGTCTTGATAATAAAGATAATCCAAAATATTTAGAAAAATTAAAAGAAATGTCTATCTCTAAAATGTTAGAAGAAGGTTATATAAAATTAAATCCTAAAATTCGTTTATCTGAGCATGAACAGATTAAATCTTATATACTTATTTCTTTTGATAATTTCTATACTAATAACAGCAATCCTCAATTTAGAGATTGTGTAGTTACTTTTGATGTAATTTGTCACACTGATTATTGGGATATTGGTAACTACAGGCAGAGACCGCTTAAGATTTGCGGTTATATAGATGGATTATTAAATAATACTAAATTAACTGGCATTGGTCAATTTCAATTCATGAGTTGTTCTCAAATAGTTCTTAGTGAGGATTTGAGTGGCTATACATTAGTGTATGCGGCAATCCATGGTACTGATGATCAAATTCCTAGTGATGAGTAATGGTAAATGATTTATTGCTCTTGTCTGGTTCAGATATTCCTTTTCAACAAGCGCAAATCAATATTCATCAGCCAACCTTAAAAGAGATATCTTACATTGGAGAAGAATCATTTTTTATTGGTTGCGGATTCTTAAATTTTTCTAAAGATTCGTTAATTACAGAGGACAAAATTAATTTAGAGGATTTGACAAATTTTGATATATTAATGTCAATAATGAGAGATAGGAATTTAACAGCTCAAAAGAATCGAGTTGGCGCCTTACAAGTGCTAACCCTGATGTTCCCTGAATATGAGATAAAACTACAAGAAAATAGTATCTCTTTTGATAAAGAAAATGAAGATACCCATTATATTAATAGTCAAAATTTTGAGGCTTTTAAAGAAATATTAGTTGATATGTTCTGTTTAAAAGATCATAATCAAAATCCTGATTATAATCCAAAAAGTAAGAAAGCTGCGGAAATCGCTGATAAGCTACGCCGCGGAAGACAAAAAGTGGCAGAACAAAATTCTGAAAAGAATAAAGTGTCTATTTTAAATAGATATGTTTCTATTCTTGCTGTTGGATTAAAGAAGGATATGAATTCTCTGTTGAATTATACTGTTTATCAATTATTTGATGAATTTAATCGTTATGAACTAAAAGAAAAATATGATATTTATGTTCAGGCGAAAATGGCTGGAGCCAAAGATTTAGAAGAAATAGATAATTGGATGAAAGATCTTCATTCATAATTTTTGAGGAGGAAAAATACATATGAAGTTTGGTGTACGCGAGTGTGCAAACATAGTATTTAAAGCTAAATCAGATGTTAGAATTGGCAAGAAGCTTTTCCACAAGGGTGAGCCAGTTCTTTATATTGATAGCGCAAAAACCTCTACTATGGAAGGAGCAGCTACTACGGTATACGCTACTGGCGGCCGCGGTAATGCTCGACTCATAGCCTGGGAAGGGACGGCCCTCTGCTGCTATTAAGGCAGATACGTTGAGGAAAAGTCTTGACATTTTATTTTATTTGTGTTATTATAAAATAAAATATAAAAGTCTTTTGCCCTTCCAAGAGTGGTAACACTCTTTAGAAATACTTAGTGAATTGCTGTTAAGTCTTTTATGTTTTAAAATTTTATTTAGGAGAGTAAAATGGTTAATATAGAAGAAGTTCAGCAGCCAAGTTTACAATTTAAACCTTTAAAAGAAGATAATAATTATTTAATTTATAGTGATGGAAGATTATATAGTAAAAAATCAAATAGATTTTTATCTGGGAAAATAGATAATGTTGGATATCGAGTATATGCATTAGCTATCGAAGATAGAAGGTCTGAAGTAACGGGTAAAAAATTAAGTAAAATGTTATATGCTCATAGATTAGTTGCAGAAGCTTTTATTCCTAATCCAAATAATTTACCTTATGTCCATCATAAAGATGAAAATAAATTAAATAACAATGTAAATAATTTAGAGTGGATTTCTGCTAAAGATAATTCTAAGGAATATATTTTAAAAAATCAAAATAAAAATAAAAAAATACCTCGTTATCACATTGAAAATTTAGAAGGCGAAAAATGGTTAGAAATTCCATTTAATGCTTTATATTCAATTTCAAATATGGGTAGAGTAAAAAATAATAAAACCAATAGATTGTTATATTTAGATAATAATCAAAAGTATCAAAGAATATCATTTTCCCCTGATACTCATAAACATTATTATATTCATAGATTAGTTTATTGTGTTTTTAACAATGATTTTGATTTAGAAAATTATGTAATAGATCATATTGATGGAAATCCTAAAAACAATAAATTATCAAATTTACAAAAAATTATTCAAAAAAAACAAGAAAGGTTTAAAAAGTAAAAAGGTTCAACGACTATCCCTCAGTGGGAGTACATTGCAAGCTATTGGCAATGGAAGCGCTAAGCCCCTGTATTAAATAGGGTGAAGATATAGTCTAATCTACACGAATATATAAAGGTGTAGCAGTTCATAAAAGAACGTGCATAATGTAGCGAATTATGTAGAATATAAATGGAAAAGACTTTAACCTTTACGGTTGAAGATGCTTTGTTATCTCCTATTGGTTTTGCGATTTTATCTGGCGCGGGCTTATTCGGTAAGGGTAAGCATAAGGACTCTGATCTTGTACATTTCCATTCTACTACCTTAACAACCATCAGTGAAGATGATGAGAAGAATCTGGTAGTTGATCTGACTGATGCTGTTGGTAATGGAAAGGTTGGAAGCGGAGATCCTATTTTTATTGCTACTACAGAAGAAGATGGTTCTATTGATACCATCCTTGAATCAAGCAATCTTACTGTAAAAGACAATGTTATTTCTGGTATTACTGGTGCAACTGCCGGTCAATCAGTATTTGTTGATTATTATGTCTTGAAAGAAGAAGAAAAGGTTGATGAGTTACAGATTGACGCTGAGAACTTCGCTGGTTACTACTATGTAGAAGCTGATACGTTGTTCAGACGTCAGAGCGATGGTGTTGATTTACCTGCTAACTTAACGTTCCCCAATGTTAAGATTCAGTCTAACTTCACTTTTGCGATGGCATCAACCGGCGATCCATCCAGCTTCAGTTTCACGATGGACGCTTTTCCAGGTTATACCTACTTTGATAAGACTAAGAAGGTTCTTTGCGTAATGCAAATTTTAAAAGAAACTGAAGATAGCGAGTCCGCAGGTCATACTGTAATGGATTCAGATGATCATAGTGCTGATAATTCGGACGAATAAAAATTAAGGGAGAGTAATTTAGATTGCTCTCCCTATTTTTGTTTATATATAAGGAGGTGAATTTATGAATATTTATGATAGTTATACTAAAGCTTCAGACTATTTAGATCAATATATTCATTTAAAATTAAAAGAAAAAATATTTAATGCTACAAAAATAGAAGAAGAACGAAAAAAAGCTAAAATAGTTCAAAATTTTTTAAGAGAAGTAAAAATGATTGAAAAGAAAACTGAAAATAGCGAAAATATTGTAAGTGAAAATGAAATAATTTTAGACAAAGAAGTATATAATTTTTATTATAAAACATTAAAAAATAATATAAAAAATTTGTCGCTAAATTCTATTTTTGAACGAAGTGGAGCTTCAAAGTTGTTAAATACAAAAAATGGCGGGCAAACTTTCGAAAAAGAATTTGTAGCTGCTATAGATGCCTTATATAAAACAGCATTAACAGATGATTGTATTAATAAAATTAATAAAGAATTATCAGACAAGGGTATTTTTTCTTTCCAAGATGCAATGAGCATTGGCGAAAAAAGTGCTAATGTTATAGATACTACTTGTAATATTGTAAGTGATAATATTCGAGAAAAAATAGATGAGATAAATAATAATAATAAAAAGAATATTAAATCATCTCTTGAGGATGTTCCTATTACAGTGGAATATAGAGCGGCAAAAATTGATGCACAAGGTTTAAGCGGCTATGGAAATGTAGAATTGGTTTTTAAAGAAAATATAAATAAAACTTTAGAAGAAGCTTTATCTATTATAAATTCTTCTACTTTTTCATTGAAAAATTATTTAAATAATGATAAAAGTTATAACTTAAAACTTGGAGAAACATTTGTTTACAAAAGCCTATATGGGGCATTAAGTTACTTGGGCTTAAAGAATAAAAATTATATAGATAAAGTTATATTTAAGTCATTAAATGAATATACAAGGGATAATTCTAAAATAATAGCAGAGCATATTCTTCATTTAAGAGAGATGTACGAATTAACGGGAACAGGTTTAAAATACAAAGATGAGACAATCTGTTTGGCAAATAGAACTGTAGATTTTTTAGTATATAATGTTCCTAATAGTTATGAAATTTATGTGGTTTCTACCTTAGACATTTTAGCAGATTTGTTTGGATTTAATACTTTACCTGGAACGGAAAAGAATCTTGCAAATTTTCAGAATCCATTCGGGGATATTACATTAGCTAAATCTAGAGTTAAAAAATTGGCTAATTCTATTAAATAGAAATAAAAATGCAACTTGACAAATTAAAATTTTTATGTTATAATATAAATATGAAATGAGATAAAAGGAGAAAAAGAGATGTCAAATAAAGTTAGCTATACTAATTTAAAATTAAAAACCAGTACAACTGTATCCACATTTATATATAATGGACACACTATTGAAGTATTAGATTATCTTGATATAAATAATAAATATGATTTAGTAATGATTACATTACAGAAATCTTTTGAAGATGGAGTTTATAATCCTGTTAAATTAGATATGTATTTTCATTTGCATATTGTTTATTTATACACCAATTTAGTATTTACTGATAAACAAAAGGAAAATGAACCTAAATTATATGATGCTTTAAAGAGTAATGGCTTTATTGATGCAGTATTAGAAGTTATGGATGAAGCAGAATATAATGAATTATTTGCTTGGATAGAAGAAATTAGAAATGATTCTTTAAAATATAAAACAAGCGCGGCTGCCTTGCTTAAAGGAGTTATTGAGGACTTGCCTAAAAATGCGCAGATCGCCGCAGATGTTGTGAATAATTTTGATCCTGAAAAGTATAAGGCCGTTACTGATTTTGCTAATCACGCAAATGGTGATAGACCTTTCAATACCAAGCCTTAATAGGTCAAAATTAATTAAATTATTAGCCTTTACTATTATATATTATTAGTAAAGGCTATTTTTTGTTAGGAGGTAAAAGGATATGAATGGAGGCCAAATTAAATATTCAATTGGCTTTACGGTAGATCAGTCTGGCTTAAAAACATTAAGTGATTCTCTAGATAAAATAGTGGTTAAAGCCAAGGCTATGGATACTGCTGGAACTTTAAATGATAGCATGAAAAAAGCCGCGGAAACTGCGGACTACTTACGAGAAAAACTTAAGTTATGCTATAATCAAGATTTAGGAACAATAAATGTAACTTCTTTTACTAAATGTTTAAAAGAATCGGGAAAAACTGTTGAAGATTTAAAAACTGAATTAAGCGGCGCTGGCACTTTGGGGGCAGCCGCATTTAACTCTTTAGGCTCTTCAATTTTAAATACAAATGTAAAAATAAAAACATCTAGTAAATTGCTAGATGATATGGCAAAGTCTTTTACTAATACTATTAAATGGAGTATTAGTAGTAGTGTTATTAATAAAATTAGCAGCACGTTATCTAGTGCTGTTTCTTATATAGAAGACTTAGATACTTCTTTAAATGATATACGAATTGTTACAAATAAAAGTGCTGAAGATATGGCAACTTTTGCAGAAGAAGCTAATAAAGCTGCAAAAGCATTAGGCACTACTACAACGAATTACACAGAAGCTAGTTTAATATTTTACCAACAGGGAATAGCTTAAGTATTACGTGGTCAATAATTTGATTTTTATTGAAATTTTTGATATAATATTTTTATAAATAAAATAAATATTTTTAAGGAGGGAATTTCAATACAAAAAATCATTTATATTGACGGTATAGAAACAAATTATCTAGTTTCATCTAATGGCAAAATTTTTAATAGAAAAACAGGTAGAGAGTTAAAAGGAACTACCGCAAGAAATGAATATCATTCGGTACAATTAACTATTGATAATAAACCTAAAAGCTTTATGGTTCATCGGTTAGTAGCAGAGGCATTCTGCGATAATCCAGGTGGATATACTATTGTAGATCATATAGATAGAAATAAATTAAATAATGACTATATGAATTTAAGATGGGTTAGTAATTCTGTAAATGCAAAAAACAGAGAAAATATTACAAAAGTTAAAAAATCTAAATATATTGATAAAATTACAGAAGATTTTAAACCAGTGTTAGGTTTTCCTAAATATTATGTAAATGCTCAAGGAATAATAGTTAATTCACAATCTAACAGAATCTTATGTGGGACTCTTAGAAATGGATATATTAGAGTTTGTCTAGAAGGACAATGTTGCTCAGCTCATATTGTTGTATGGGAAGCTTTTAATGGAAAAGTTCCTGAAAACGCTGTAATTGATCATATTGATGGAGATCGCGCTCATAATAATCTTGATAATTTAAGAGCAGTATCTCAATCAGACAATATGTATAATGCTCAAAAATTAGGGCATAATGGTCAGGTTTCAATTAAACAATATGACAAACAAGGTAATTTTATTAAAGAGTATAATTCAATTCGACAAGCTGCTCAGAGTGTTAATGGCAATGAATTTGCTATTAAACAAGCTGCTGATAGGCATGGATCAAGTGCTGGGTATTTTTGGATTAGAAATGACGATAATATTACAATTGAAGAGTTGTTAAAAATTACTGCTTCTGGCAAACCAAAATCTTCTTGTTTGGGAGTTTCTCAATTTGATGAAAATAATAAATTCATAAGGCATTATGATTCTATAATGGCCGCTGCAAAGGCTGTAAATTGTGCAGCAAGCACTATTAGAAAAGCTGCTGCTGCAAAACGTTTAGGTAAAGGTTATTATTGGAAAATAGATAATTAAATAGCCCTGTAAATCTTTTAATTGCGGGCAAACCTTAAAGCTTCTAATACTCCCCTACTATAGTGATATAGTAGGGTTTTTAATTAATCGTTAAAAGTATAGTAAAAATTTAGAAGATATATAGGCAATCCGCAGCCAAGCCTCTTAATGAGAGGAAGGTTCAACGACTATCTCCAGTCAAAGGAGAGTAAAACCGCAAGCTAAGGGCGGAAGAAAAGGAGATACCTAAAGCGGAGTAATGGTAATACCGCTTATATTAGGTGAGATATAGTCTATTCTCCTACCGAAAGGTTGGGAGCAGTTCATAAGAGAACGTGCATGAAGTTGCGATTCATGTAGAATGCAAAGTTAAGTGATGCTGAAGTTCAGGCGCGTACAGAGACTACCATAAAGGCAGCAAATGTAACTGGACAAAGCGCAGAAGAAGTTTCAGAACAGCTAACCGCTGTATGGAATGGTTATAAAGTTTCTGCTTCTGAAGCAGAAACATATGTAGATAAATTGGCGGCAGTTGCTTCTACCACGGCTTCAGATTTGGAAGAATTATCTACAGGTATGAGTAAGGTAGCATCCGCCGCAAATACAATGGGCGTAGATGTAGACCAATTAAATGGTATGTTGTCTACAGTTATTTCTGTTACTAGACAATCAGCAGAAACAGCTGGAACTGCCTTAAAAACGATTTTCGCCAGAATGGAAGACCTTGAACTTGATGGCGAAGATGAATATGGAGTTTCGCTTGGAGAAGTATCTTCTTCTCTTGCTTCTATGGGAGTGCAAATCTTAGATGCGCAAGGTAATATGCGTGATCTTGGAGATGTAATTGAAGAAGTAGGTGAAAAGTGGAATTCTGGTGCTTGGACAGATGCGCAAAAGCAAGCATTGGCTATAGATTTGGCAGGTAAGCGTCAATATTCAAATTTGTATGCTTTACTTGATAACTGGGATATGTATACTTCTGCTGTAGAGACTTCCCAAAATGCAGTGGGTACTTTACAACAGCAACAAGATATCTATATGGAATCCACTGAAGCTAAGTTGAAGACTTTACAAGCAACTTGGGAAGAATTATATGGAGATATTTTAGATACAAGCACAATAAATGGTTTTATTAATATTGTTACCAATTTAGTTAAAACTATAGATAATTTCTTTGCTTCTTTTGGCGGAGGTATAAAATCTATTGCTGCTTTTGGTACTGTTGTAGCAGGTATTTTTGATAAGCAAATAGCTAAATCAATCACTAGGTCTTATAATAATTTACAAGCATATCAAGAAAATCTTAATAGTATGGCACAAAAAACCGCATTTATCAAAGCGGGAGAAGCTGCGGTAGATAAGGGCGAAGCAACTCCAGAAAACATTGCTATGCTAGAAGAGTATAAAGCCGAACTTGATATTGCAAAAAAAATTAATCAAGTAAAAGGTGTTCTTACTCAAACTGAATATAAAGAATTAACTAATCAACAACAAAAGGTTGGTCAATTAACTTATGAAACCACTTTATTAAAACAAAAAGCTGAACTTGTATTAAAAGATGCTAATATACAATTAGATGAAAAACAAAGTATTGAAGATGTTTCAAAAGCTACGCAAGAAGAATTAGAAGATTTAGAAACAAAATTAGATTTACATTCTAAAGCCACTGAAGAATTAGAAAAGCAAGAAGCGGCGGCAAAAAAATTAGCTCAGGAAATGGAGGAAAATAAAAATCTTTCTGGTACAAAGCTATTAAATAAAGCTACTCAAATTCGTGAGAATATGGATGATAAGAGTATTAAAGGAGCTTTGCCAGAGAATAAAAATAGTAAGACAACTCAAAAATATTATAATGCTAAAGGTGATTTAACAAAAGCCATAAATGAATATGCACAAATTGAAAAAAGTCTAAAAACAATAGATGAAGACATAGAAAAAATAAATAACTCATCTTCAACAAGTGAAGAAAAAGAAGAAAAAATAAATGAAAAAATACAAGAAAGAGAAGCTATATTAAAAAAAGAACCCGATGCTAGAGAAAAAATAAACAAAGCTCTATCAAAGGCGGTTAGCGCAGAAGAAGATATTGCAACATATTCAGGAAGACAAATAACTACAGTTAAAAAATTAATATCCCCATTAAAAGAAAGAACAGAAGCTATTGAAGAATATAATTCATTGATGGAACAAGCTAATGATAAAGAAATAAAATCTGAAGAAATTTTAAACCGCATAAAAGAAAAATTAAAAGGAACTGATATAGCACAATCAATTCAAAATGTTGTAACTCAACTTACTTCTTCTTTATCTTTATTATCAACTGGTTGGAGTGGCATTAATTCTATATTTACCACTTTAAATGATAGTACACTTAGTACAGGTGATAAAATTCAACAGGTTATTATGTCTTCTATGACAACGATACCAATGTTTATTTCTTCGCTTAGTAAATTAAATTCATCATTAGGCTATACTACTGGTCTTTTGAACACAATAAAAGCTATACAAGAAGCAAAAAATGCTGCTGATACTGCTCAGTTTGCGATAAGTAAACTTAATAATGAAGAACTAGATAAATATAAAGAGCTTATGGAAAAAGGTATAAGCAATTTAGCCTCCATGTCGGATGAAGAACTTGAAAATGCGGGAGCTACTAAGAAGGTAATATTAGCCATTAGGGGGCAGGCAGATGCAACAGAAACGGCGGAGGCCAAGCAAGAAGCTTTAAATACGTCAATGTTAGCAAGTCCAGCAACTTGGATGGTTGCAATTTTAGCAGCAGTGGTTATTGCATTAAAAGTATATAGTAGTGCAGTAGAAAAAGCTAGAAAACAAACAGATGAACTTAATACGGCTCAATATGAAAATGCTAAAGAATTAGCTGATGCAACCAATGAAGAAATTGAAACTAATACTGAATTATATAAATCTTATCTTCAGACAACTTCTGTATTAGATAATACTCAAGATGCTAAAGATAACTTAAAACAATCAACCTTAGATTTATGTGAAGCATTAGGCTTAGAGTGGGATATTCTTGATCAAATTCAAGGTAAATATGAAGATATTAATAAAGAAATATTAAAAGCCCAGTTAGAAGAAACAAAAAAAGCAATTGAAGAAAATCAACGGGTTATTAACTCTGCATCTGGTGCAATGCAATCAGCCATTGACGAAGATGAGAATATAACTAGCACTAATGTAGATGGATCAATTAAAACAGGTGTTACCTATGCTTTAGATCGATGGGGGAAAGAAGTATTCCGAGCTAAAGCAGATATAGGGGCAACCCCTGCAGATGAAAAAGAAGTGCTAACCGCTCTTGAAAATTATATTAAAGATAGTGAGTATAGTGACGCTTTTATTTCAATGAATAAAAAAACGGGAGCAATTGATTTTACCACTGATACTACTACTCAAGATATTTATAATATAATGAGTGGTTTTTATAATGAAATTTTATCTTCTTCTAGTTCTGATGAAGATTTAAAAGAATATGGTTTAACAAAAAAAGATTTACAAGGATCAGAGGCTTTTAATTGGATTAAAGCCTTTGCTACAAATTCAACTCTTTCAGATATTAGTGATGAGGTTTCAGATTCAAAGACAAAGTTAAAAGATTTAGTTGCTACAGAAGCAGATTTACAAACACAATTATCAGATATTAATGTGGCAAATATTTCTACGCAAAAAGAATTAGAGAATTATAAACAAATTTATATAGATAATTATAAAAAAATAGCAGAAGAAGCGGGATTAGACATTACAAATGAAGATTTAGATACTATTGCCAATGCTTATATAAGCGGGTTAGGAATAGATTCTTTATCCAACTTAGTAGAAAATGAAGAAATTCAAGATTCCGTTAGAAAAAAGTTAAAAGAAAGTTCTTTTAATTATTCTGACGAAGATATAGCTTTATTATTATATAAAGCTAAATCAGAAGACGGCCTTACATATTTAGCCCAAGTAGATCTTGATCAATATGGCTCTATTGAAGCTATTCAAGCTGCATATGAAAATATTAAAGATTCTGTTAATTTGGAAAATCTTCAAACTTCCATTGATGTTACTACAACTGCGCTTGGTGAAATTAATTCAGATGGTACTATATCAGATGATACTATAACTTCTTTAAAAGCTCAATATGGAGATCAAATAGATTGGGACACCTTTGAGGATAGTTCCAGAATAGAACAAATTAAAATTTTAAATGGATTACAAGAAGAGAATAATAAGTTATTAAATGAAAATACTGAAAATCAAATAAAAAATGCAAAAGAAGCTGAAGCAGCAGAAGAAAAAAGAGTGCAACAATTAGAAGAAGCTAAAGAAGCTTATAAAAAAATTGATCAAGAATATCAAGAAGATTCAAAAGAATACCAAGAAGCTTTGGAAGAATATCAAGAAGCTGTGGAAGAATATCAAGAAGCTGTAGCTGCAGGGGCAGATATACGTGCCATAGCTGCATTAAAAGCGCTTCTTGATCAAGCGGATGAAAAAGCTAATATTTTAGCAGAACAATTAGAACAAAAATATAATATAAAAATTAATACAGACGGTTCTATAGATGATACTACAGGCAAACTTGCTGAACTTTCAGATCAAATTGATACATTAAGTAATCAAGCTATCAATATTGATATTGATGATACTGCTTTTACGCAATTAAATAGTTTGGTTGGACAAATTCTTTCCCAAACTAATTTAGTTAAATCTGCTGCTGAATTAATTGGTGAGGGTTTTAGAGTAGCAGCTTCTGATGCGGAAACTTTTGCTGCCATATATCCAGAATTGATGGAGCAATCTACGGTTTTAGCTGATGGTCAAATTCAGTTAAATAGTGAAGTTGTACAAGCTATCTTAAATGGTAATTCTACTGTTTTAAATAGTGATGCTAGCACCGCAGAACAACAAATAGAAAACCAAATAACTTTATTAGATGCGGAAATTGCTTATCAAGATGAGGTAATTGAAAATTTAAAGGCTCAGATTCTTGGAGAACAAGATGCTGATACAACAAAAAGAAATCTTCAACAGGCTTATAATAATTTTCTAAGTGATATACAAGAAGGATTAACTCAAGACCAATTAGATGCATTTGAAACTCAAATAAATGCCATGACAGAAAATACTGATATTACATTAGAAGATTTGGATGAAATTGGAGAGGCAGTTTCAAAAGTTTCTTTAGCCTACTCTAATATGTTTTCTGGTTATGCTGTAAATTGGACTTCTTTAACAAATTCTTCTCACCTTGCAGATGCTTCTAAATATACTTATAATAGTGATTTTGATGCAAATGATGAAAAATATAATCAGACAAAAGATAGCACTTCTTTGGTTGAACAATATAACAATGCCGTAGAACAAAGAACAAATTTAGTTAATACTCGTGGAGCATATACAGCTTTATTAAGTAAATTGAGAAGTGGTGTTAATGATTTAACAAATGCTATAAATGAAGCTGGTCAGGCAAGTAGCGATACAACATCTGACACCATAGATCTTCTTGATGATGAGTTAGATAGATATCATGATATTAATTTAGAAATAAAAGAGCTTACAACCAATTTAAGTAGATTAGAAAAACAACAGAAAAAAGTATATGGTCAAAACCTTCTTGATGTATTAAATGAAGAATTAGAAGTTTTAGAGAAACAAAAAGCGGCTTATGAAACAAAAGTTAAATTAGCGCAGCAAGAAGCCGCAGAAATTCAATCTTCTTTAGCTACTTATGGAGTTACTTTTGATAGCGAAGGATATATTTCAAATTATGCTGCTATATATCAAGAGCAATTAGATTATGTTAATGAACTTATAACTCTTTATAATGCAATGTCTTCTGATGACCAAGACACTTATAAAGATATTGTTGATCAGGCAAAAGAAGATTTTGAAGATTTTAAAACTCAACTTAGTAATTATGATACATTAATTTCTGAAACTATTCCAGGTCTTGTAGATAACATACAAGATACAGTAGATAAAGAAATTACTGCTAACATTAGTAAGTTTACAATGGAAGTAGAATTGCGGGTTGATATGGCGAAAGCAGAAAGAACCTTTAATGAGTTTAAGCGAAAAGTCATAGAGGGAATTACTGATGATGATATTCTTAAAACTGCGGTTTCCAAGCTCACGGATTATACTTCTTATTTTGATACTAATGGAAATGGGACTGGTGTAATTCAATCACTAACCAAGCAAGTTAATGCCACTATGGACGAACTGAAGAAAATTAATTCTGAAGGTTGGTCTGATATTTATGGAGACGATGCTTCTCAAGCTTTAACAGACTTAGAATCTTATTATGAAGATTTAATGTCACAACTTGAAGATGTGCAAGACTTAGTTGAAGAAATCTCTAAATCTTATCTTGATATGGTAGAAGAAGCTACTACCGCTTTTGATGATCAAGTGGATCAATATAAGTACATTAATGATTTATTAGACCATGATAAAACTCTTATTAGTTTTATCTATGGAAACAAAGCTTATTCTCAAATGGCTCAATATTATAGTCAACTTGAGCAAAATAATAATAAAGAAATAGATTTCTTAAAACAAAGAGTTGCTTATGCGGAAGAAATGCTTCAGAAAGAAACTGACCCAGATGCTATAGATGCTTGGAAAGAAGAATGGGAAGATGCTTTATCTTCATTGAACAAGCAAGTTGAAACTGCTGCCCAAAACCTTATTGATAAATATACTAATATCATTAATGAAATATTCGAAGAATTAAATGATAAAGTAACCAATGGCTTAGGATTAGATTATTTAAATGATGAATGGGATCTAATGCAAAAAAGTGCTGATCAATATTTAGATACCATTAATGGAATGTATGCAGTACAAGAGTTAGAAAATAAATTTATTGAATCAATAAATGATAATAATGATAGCTTATACGCACAACAAAAATTAAATGATGTAATGAATGAGCAATTAGATATCTTGAAGAGTAAAGAGAAGTTGACTCAATACGATGTAGACCGCGCAACCGCATTATATGAGATTGCATTAAAAGAAATTGCTTTACAAGAAGCACAACAAAATAAATCTACAATGCGGTTAAAACGTGATTCGCAAGGTAACTACACTTATCAATATGTTGCGGATGAAGATAGCATTACTAAAGCACAACAAGAATTGCTTGACGCTCAAAATAAACTTTATAATTTAGATAAAGATCAATACAAAGAAAACTTAAATGATATTTATACATATTATAAAGAATTCCAGTCAAAGTATATAGAAATAATGACTGATATGACTTTAACTGATGAAGAAAGACAAGAGCGGACGTTGCTTATTACAGAGCAATACGGAGATATAATCAATGGTCTGGTTGAACAAAATGAGAACATTAAGCAAAATCTCTATGACTCTACTTTTTCTACTCTTGAAGGATTATATGCTGCGGATTCCGCCTCTTTCGAGCAGATGACTGGACTCAATATTGAATCACTCAGAAATTTAACAGAAGCTGAGCAAGATTTAATAATTGGTGATTTAATTCCACAATGGGATTCTGGTATTCAACATATGGCAGATACATTTGCGGGCGAGGGAGGCCTCTTAAGTGTATGTCAAGATGCTTTTGCTCAGTTAAGTAATGCCACTAACGAATATCAAGAAGGTCTTAGCGATTTAGAAGATGTTGCGGGAATTAGCTTTAGTTCTCTTGCTGATGGATATGACGAAAATATTGGTAAGGCTCAAGATTTATTAGATAACAATGATGAGCTTATTAACGACTATAAAGAAGAAATTGATGCAATTATAGATGTCATGAGTCAATTGGACGAATTAATTGCTAAATATGCGGAAGCTCAAGCTGCGGCTGAGGCTGCAACAACTGCCGCTTATGCCTATACTGCTTCTCAGAAACAAGAATCCGCGGAAGCTACTGATAAATCTTCTTCCTCCTCCAGTTCTAGTTCTTCTACTGATAGCACATCATCTTCTTCCTCATCT